AAGAATAGAAAATTTACTGCGAAGAAAGCAGATCTTATCGCTCAAAACTTCACTCCGGGGCCTCACATGAGTCCATATTTCAGGGCTCTCTTCATCCTCCAGACTTGGTAGGGTTCCTCAAGGTAATCCAATTGCCTATCCGTCACTAGTTCTTTATTGACTTCTTCAATTGCAAGGTTCACCTTCTTTAGTTCCCTATCATAAATCTCCTTTCCATGCATTGACAACGCTTCTACGTAGTTGTTCATGGTGGCTTCGTAACTCGTTCGTTTACTCACTCCGATGGTCTTTCGTCTCCATTGTATGGATTCATTCAATACGGAAAGCTCGGTAGGCATAACAATAACCCCCAAACTATCTCGCTTGAATCTCCTCTTGCAGTAGAGCACATCGTGGATATCTTCAAAATCAAACTCCTTGCCACTCTTCTCCGCGTCCGTGTAGCCAAAACCATGCTTCGAAAACCATGCTTTCATCGTTCTAAAATTTATCCATTCTTTGATTTTAGGTCCAGGCACAACTAAATGGTCATCACCCCAAAAGGTAAGTTCCACGTTCTCCTGTAGTTCTTTAATAGTCAGATACATCTTATACTGTTCCAAAATATCAATGATTGCAGTCAACTGAAGAATCCAATTCACAACTGAATTCATCGGCGCCGTTACCGCAATTCCTGAGGGCAGTCCTTGATGCTTCCGCGCAACGGTATTCAAACTAACCAGTACACAATGTATTATCGCTCTGATTAGTCCACATCTAATGTGATCATTTCCATCATTGTACCAAAAATTCGCCAAATAAGCATACTTCATGAGCAACTCATCGGGGAGACATCCATCCCAGCTTTCAAAATCGCCGGCAATACAGTCCACCCCTAGTCGTGTTAATCTATCATATAATGCTTGGGCGTCGGGTCCATTGAAATCGATTCCCACAGCGACAGGCATAGTGGTGCAGTTACTTTGCATTGCTGCATTAAAAGCTCCAAAATACTTTCGCAATAACATGTTGAATTCCATTGGTGAAACATCAAAAACTCGCGTTTTGGCATTAGCAATATGCTTCAGCTTACGTCGCTCATCCTTCAGATTTTCATAGATAACTATTACAACCTCCTTCCTTTGCCTCAGTCGTTCTTCCATCAGCTCTAACTTCTTCCTAAAATCCTCACTCACTTGCACTCCGCGCGCGACAAAACCTTCCTTAAGTTTCGCGTATCGCTTCTCATTAGCCTCCCACTTCACATCAAACATAAATTTCTTTCCTTTCGATAATGGTGGCTTATAATTCTTCCACGGTAGTCCAGGCGAGGTGTCTAAGTCCATCGCAGGTAT